GTGCCTTTTTCTTTTTCTTGTTGACAGCAACAAGTTTCTTGGTCGATTTTTTACCGTCAGTATAACGGTATCGAACCAATTTTCCGTCCTTCTTGAAAGTCTTCCCATATTTGTAAGCCATCAGAAGCACACTCCGCTAACCTGAGCAATAACTCGGTCGCTCAATCCTAGCAAATGTGCTAGAATCATAACACCGATCAATTCGATGCGGTTTTCTTTTACAGCGCACAAAATACGTGCAGCAGCTGTTCCGGCTTGCGCCGTTTCAATAACTGGTGTAGGTTCCATAAATATCACATATCCACCATAGGAGTTGCCAAGTAACCACGATGGTTACCCGGGACCAAATGAACCAACAACTCAAACGCGTTGTCCGATTCATTCTTGATCTTAATAATTCCACAAGGGAAATTACTGCCAGCAAGAGTATACTTGCCCGGCACTGTTGAACTCGTATTAAGAATAATACGATTCACCAATTCCAAATCCGGTGCATTACCTGCACTTCCCGGATATTGGTCTTGATTATACGGAAGTTCATCATTCCTAAATTCCGCATTAGCAACAACTTGTGTATCGTTGTTACCAACGTTGAACATAGTAGTGTACAAACCTAGACTGGCAGTACCCGGTGTTGAAGGGTCGGGACTTTGTGGAACACTCCGAGAATCTGCATAAGCTTTAATCAAAGACTTGCAGTTTCCTGCTACGGAGTCACCGCCCATCATTTTGAGTTTATACTCTCTAGTAACGCCAGCACCAAAAGCCGGATCGTTAGGAACTACAACTTCAGAATGAAGCCATTCATCAGGGGCGTCAAATTGATTTCCACCAGCATCTTGCGGAAGCAAGAAATGCGGAACAATGGTACCAAAATGGTCCTCATCTGCAAAAATCTTAAAATCGTTAAAACGACCTTTGACGCTCTGTTGGTCTCCCTCCTCTAATGCTTCGTCTTGTTGACGTCGCCATGCTCGGAATCCCTTTTCCCATGCGTTAGAAACAACCCATGTATTTGGCAACTTACTCACGGTGATCTCACCGGAAGTATCAGTTGGTGCAATAATTGTGAATCCGGCAACTGCCCAATTCAAACCTTGCCTGTAAAAGCGGCGGTTAACAACAGATGCAGCTGCGCTTAGATCAAGAAATTGCGCTGCTGTGCTCTGTGTAACATTGAAAACCATAGTTTGCACTGCTGGTTCAATTTTGCTATATCCTCTGTTGCGGGCCATAAGGTCCCCTCTACACTGAGGTTATTATTTATTTCCCCCGTAGCGCCAGCGGTCAAGATGGTCATCGACCTCCCTCCGAAGACACTGCACCAGTATGCATGCACACGGATTTGTATCTTCTTCGCCCTTCCACCGAAGGTGACATACTAAAATCGTTGTCATTCGATGTTCGGGTTTACACGTCTCTGAACAAACAATCGTCAAAGCCGTCTTGAGGATTGCAGCACCCGAAATGGCATCGGATGGTGCTGCCCATGATCCGAATACGGTTGTAGGCCTCGGCACCGGCAGGGGTGCCTCCGCCACTGGGGCTGTCAGCCCCTTCGGGTGCGGGGGCTCTGCCCAAACGACCCGGTAAGGAAGATTGCCGAGGGGGGGCTCTGCACTGGCAAAGCCATGGGGCAATCCACTCCAAAGAGCCGTAGATTTCCATAACGGATCTACATACGTTGCATTTACCATTTATCTTCATATGGTAACTCCATGCAACAGCTGAAACAAAGTTCAGTTTCCTCCAAACACTTGGGTACCAAGTCGTGTTTTCCACATTTCCAACAAAGAACGTAAATCATTCTTCTTCCTCCTTGTAATTGTATACAATAGTCGTCAATGCATTGTCAGTGTATACACGGGCAGCAACCCATGTCCACTTTCCGTTTCGCTTCACTCTCCAATATGGTTTCGCCATGTATACAGGGTGTATACAGAGGTCTTTAAACTTAATCAAAGAGTAAGTCAATAATTCCCTTAAAAGGATAATATGTATCATCACCAGCAGATAGGTGATAGGATCCTTGTGGACTAACGTCTATTCCAACAGTCCGTACCGGAGTCAGCATCAATTCTGATGAAGCGTAACTACCTGCCATAATTGGAAGAGTTCGAGAACTGAACAATCCAATTGCTTCAGTAGTTGTTACCGGTCTATAACCGGGATAAGTAGTCCGATGACCCTCAAAAACAGGGTTCATTCGTCTATCAAAACTAATCGCAGCTTGTCTCAAAAATTCGCCCATGCTTTCGGGAAAGGTTTGGGGTAATTCTTCAACCATCATTCTACCCACTCCGTCCCGCATGCTTCGCATAGATAATGCACAATAGGTTGCTTTGGATCGTCATCAATAATGACACCAGCAACCTTGTTTGAATTGCATTTAGGGCACATAATACTCACTTCGTACGTCGTGCCTTTTTCTTTTTCTTGTTGACAGCAACAAGTTTCTTGGTCGATTTTTTACCGTCAGTATAACGGTATCGAACCAATTTTCCGTCCTTCTTGAAAGTCTTCCCATATTTGTAAGCCATC